TTCTGGTGCTGTAGGACATGCGAACGTATCTGGATCTTTCAAAGAGATTCAACTTATTTCACCTGGCATTGGATATCAAGATAAACCAAAGATCACTGTTGAAGGTGGTAATGGTAGTGGTGCAGTTTTAGAGTCTAACTTGGTCAAAGGAAAGATTGTCGCTAACTTTAAGGCTGATGGTTCATCTGTTAATACAACTGATGAGACTATTTCATTTGAAGATAGACATAATTTTGAAGTTGGTGAGGCCGTTGTTTATGATTCAAGAGGCAACACACCAATCGTAAACGTGGTTAGTGGATCTGTTTACTATGTTGCACCTGTAAATGAAAAGAAATTAAAACTTCATAATACTCCAGAAGATGCTAAAGTTGGTATCAACACAGTTAATATTGGAAATATAAGTTTTGGTTTCCATAGACTTACCACAGTAAAGGCAAAGAATACAATAACAAAGATTTATGTAAAGGAATCTGGTTCTGGATATTCAAATAGAAAAGTAATTGTACCATCAAGACCAGTAAACGGAGATGTGCAGACAGGTATTAGTACATCTGATGATTATATCTTGGCATTTGGACACCATTTCAATAACGGTGAGATAGTAGAATACTCTACAACAGGAACAGCTGCTTCTGGTCTATCTACAACAACTCAGTATGCTGTTAAGGTAATTGACCCTAATAGATTCAGACTTTGTGATGTTGGAGTTTCCTCACAAAGAAACTTTACGAATTATGACAAAAATAAAACCGCTGTAATTCGTGGTCTGGGTAGTGGTAGGCATACTATATCATATCCACCTATAGTGGTAAACATTGAGAGTTTATCTGGTATCGCTGTTACTACGATTATCAAACCAGAGATTGCTCCTTTAGTTCTTGGATCTATTGATAATGTTTATCTAGAGGAAGGTGGAGTTGGATATGGTTGTACTAATATCATGGACTTCCAAAGAAGACCTGATGTTGGAATATCAACTATTACTGCAAGAGCATTATTAAAACCAATCATTATTAGTGGTACTATTGTTGATGTACAGATTCTTGCTAATGGTAAAGGGTATCGTGAAGACTCTGACATCATTATCTCTAGTCCTACAGGAAACTTTGCAGATATCAGACCAGTAATCACTGATAACAGAATAACTGGTGTACAGATACTTGATGGTGGTGTTGGCTATGAAAGTAGTGATACCATACTACTCTTACAAAATAGAGGTAAGGATGCTAAGTTTATAGGTAACGTCAGAGAATGGAAGATTAATCAAGTACAAAAAAATGAGAATATAATCAACGTAGAAGATTCTGTATTAACAAAACCAAGTACAAACCCAGAGTTTCAATTGCAGACTATTGGAATGTACCCTCCTCAGAAATTAAGATATCAGTTAGGAGACAATATTGATTCTGCAAACTTAGAAACACCTAATGCTTTCCACTCACCAATATTGGGATATGCCTATGACGGTAATCCAATTTATGGCCCATATGGTTATCAAAACTCTGTTGGTGGAGCAATCATTAGACTCAGAACTGGATATATTCTCGATACGTCTACTAGGGCGGGTTTGAGACCTCCTGGCTTTGCATTTGGATACTTTGTTAATGATTATGTTTATGACAACTCTGGCGACCTAGACGAGTACGGTGGGCGTTATTGTGTTACACCACAGTTCCCTGATGGAACTTATGCATATTTCTATTCAGTAGAAGTAGATTCTAGTGGTGTTGCTAAACCCAAATTCCCATACATGGTAGGTAATCAATTTAAAGATATACCTGTAGAAGAAAATTTTGTAACATTCTTCAATCAAGACATTGATGTTTCAACTAGAAATGTAACTAGAAACATTGCCCCATATTATCTTTCATTCGGTAACTCTGACTATGAATTGATAGATGATGTCAAAGATGCACTTAAACAAGAATTTGAAGTTATTACAACAAAGAGTTCTGGCATATCGTCTGTAACTATTTTCTCTAGAGGAGACAATTACAAGATAGATGACGTTCTTACTTTAGATAATACAGGAACAAACGGAACTGGAGCAAATATTGTTGTAAATGAAATACTAGGTAAACAGGTTGACACAGTAGAACTTGGTATCTCTACATTCGTAAACACAACACTAAGATTAGATAAAAGATCTATTGTTGGTGTAACAACAGTTCCACATGATATTGCTGATGGTGAAACTATAGTCTTAAGTGGTATTGATACATCTCAATTTACAGAATTTAATGGCCCTCAAAAAGTACAAGTCATTAAGAGGTCAGTAGGACTAACCACATTTGTAGATACTGTAACTAACACTGGATTCAGCACACATATCTTTGTAACCGATACTAGAGGATTCTCTCCAAGTGATACCATAGGAATCGGAACAGAAAACATGACTGTCACAGGTATTGACACAACGTTCTCTAGATTATTTGTAAACAGAGATAATTTTGTTGGTGCTGCAATGACACACCAGCCTGGCATAGATAATGTTTTCTTAAAACCAAATAAATTCCTTTTCCCTGTTGGTACATCTACAGTAAGTCAATTTACTTTTGAGAACTTTATTGAATACTTCAATCCAACAAACACTGTTGGTGTTGGATCTACTGGCACACATTACACTCTAACATCCACTGGTTTAGGAACACAAGCAATTCAAACTGTAGAAAATCGTTTTGTTCCACAACAAAGGATTTTCATTAAGGATCACAAGTTCTTTACTGGACAGAAACTAGTCTATAACATGGGTGTTGGTAATACATCTCTTGTATGGGCAAAAGTTGCTGCTGGTGCAACCTCTGGAGTTGGAACTGCGGTTCTTCCAGATGGTGATGTCTATGCCATTGACTTTGAAAAAGATTATATTGGAATATCAACTGTTGGATTCCCTACAGTCGGTGATGCTATATGGTTCTACAACGTAGCGTCAAATATTGGTCTTGCACATTCTTTTGCAACAACATATCCACAGGTAACTGCAAAAGCAGAAAGATTCTTTGGTGAAGTAGGTGTTTCCACAGCTCATGGACTACAAGCTGGTGATTTAATAAAACTAGAAACATTACCTAAGTCAAGTGAATCGGCGGTAATTAGATTTGACCCTGTAATCGCTAAAGTAACTACAAAAAAAGTTGGATTTACCTATACAAGTTTCTCTGCCGATTTAACTCAAATAAACATTGGTGATCGAGACCTACAAAGCGGAGATAAGGTAGTCTACTACGACAATGGTAATACAATAGATGGATTGATCAATAATGAGACATATTTCGTTCTCAGAGAAGATCCAAGTTTCATAAAACTTTGTAAATACAAATCAGATGTTTTTGATTCTAATCCAGTTTCGATTTCCACAATATCAACTCCAACTGCCAACAATCTAAGTTTCATTGCTAAGATAAATCCACCACTTAACTTCACTAATGGTAATTCTATAGTATTTGATGTATCTGACGTAAGTTTGGAAGATATGAGATTAGATTTCTTTGAAGATCTATCTTTCAATAATAAGTTAGATGTTTATGGAACAAATCTAGGTGGATTTAACATTACAAGAGATGGCACACCTGGCAACGCTAATGCTACTGTAACAATAAAAACTGATACTGGTTGGCCAAGAAAATCATACTATAATTTGACTCCTGTTGTTCCATCAGACACCAGAAAGACATATGGTTCTTCTGACACCGAAGTTACTGGAAGGAATAACATAACATTCAATGATATCGTTCTTAGAAACGAACACAGAGTTTTAGTCAAAGATGATAAGACATTTACCTTCAACTTAAAAGAAGCACCATTAGAATCTGAAAAATTTGTTTCTAGAACTGGTGTGAGTACAGTCACATACAGCACAACATCTTCTAGTGCAAGAGGCCCCGTATTTTCAACTAAAATTAATTTCCCAGGCAAAGGATACACTATCTTACCTAAAGTCATTGGTTTTGCAAGTACACAGGGTACAGATGCTGTTGTGAAAGTATCATCACCTGATATTGGTGGAATTGACTCTATAGAAAGGATAAAAGATGGATTTGACTATCCTACTGATCCAACTCTTTTACCATTCTTGGCTGTACCAGCAATCGTCGATATAAGTGGTATTTCTAGAATCAATGAGATCAAAGTTCTTGATGGAGGAACAAGATATAATCAACCACCATCTCTTGCTGTTCGTGGTAACAGTAATGTTCAAATAGCTGCACATATATCTGGTGGATCTGTAGATAGAGTTGAAATTATCAAAAATGCTTTTGAGTTCAAAGAACCACTAAGTATTATCACAACCAATAACTCTAATGGTTATGATATCGATGCTATAAGTCATAGTGGAACGACTGTCACTGCTGAACTGTTATTAGACCAACAGTTTAACCAACCTATTGTAACAGGATATGCATCAACAGAAATAAAGTTACCATTTGCGGTTGGCGATAAAGTCTTTGTTGAAGGATGTAGAATCAAACCAGCCTCACTACAATCTGGTGAAGGTAACTTCAACTCAGCGGATTATGATTTCTCATTCTTCACTGTTACAGGTGTGAGTACAGCAAATCTAACTGTACAGTTTAGTATGTCAGATGCGCCTGGAATATCCACTGTAACTTTAGGAACTTATGATGATGATTTCACTTTAGGTTCTTTGGTCAACTTCAATGACATGGCTAAGTTCCAGATGACATTGATCAATGATGCCAAATACTTATCTGGTGAAAAAGTCACATCTACTAAGTTTGAAGGTATTGTTGCCGAAAATGGTTGGAATAGTAATATCAGTCAACTTAGATTGAGGGATACAATCGGAACTCTTGCACCTGGCGATGTATTGTTCGGTGAAGTATCTGAACTAGAGGGTAGTGTCAGGGATGTAAACAGATTTAGCGTTAAGACAACTCTCGGAGTTACAAGAGATAAAGTTTCTAAGAATGACATGGAAGTGGGTATTCTTAATGACTTCAATCAAAGATTATCAGATAACTTCTATTTCCAGAAGTTTTCATACTCAATCAAGAGTAATCTACCATACACTACATGGAAAGAATCCGTAAAATCAATTGTTCACCCATCTGGATTCTTAGAATTTTCTGACCTCGTTATTGAAAGTGATCCTATCAGAAATGCTCCTGTTGAAGTAGGAATTGCTAAGTCTTCCAACATGAAGATCAAACCTGTAGATACTACAGTTAATTTGATTATAAACGTTGACAATGAGATTTACATGGGCAAGAGAGATAACTTTGCGATGGTAACTGAGGATGATGCCTTAACTGATGGTTCTGTACAGAGGATATTCTTCCCAGAAGGCAGACCAATCAAGAGTTTTATCATGAACAAGACTAACAAAGTCATATCTTTTGATGATATCTCTAGTGGATTCAATGGTGCTCATGATAGAACAGGAACATTGGTAGGTAGTAAACAATTCCAATTAACAACTGGCGGAAGACCAGCATTTAAGAAAACATATAATTCAGCAGATTCAAACATAGTTGACATTAACTTGAATACTATTTCTATTCAGAATCATGATTTCCAAACAGGACAGACTGTTAGCCTTGATACTCAGGGTGGTTCTAAGATAGGAATAGGAACCACATCTTATACATCAGGAACTAAGGACATTGTAATGGCTGCAGTTACCTCTGGTGTGGGTGGAAGTTCTATGTTTGAGAATGGATATAACGTTCAAATTCCAGGCCCAGTAACAGGAACTGCTGTGACACAGAATCCTCCAGGCGCTGTTTTCGTCTTGTATGGATTTGGTAGTATTGATGGTGGAGTTCCTGGCATTGCCACACAAGGTTCTGGTGCCGTATTCCAAGTTAAATTTGACTTTGATCAAGGAACTGGACAATGTATATCCACAGCTGTCAATTTGATTAAGGGTGGTGAAGGATATATTGTTGGTGAAACTGTAAGTATTGCTGGTACATATCTAGGTGGAGCTACACCAGCAAA